TCACGCTTATCTCCTCGGGGAACGAGGTACGAACCTAATCGGTGCTTTCTCCCGGTCTTCCTGTCCGGCGAGGTCGTACTGTTCATCGTATACCGCCTTCAACATCGGTAGACGGTCTGCAAACTCTGGGGTCTTCATCGCAATGTAGTAAGCTAGCCCAGCCGCTATAGCGGGCAGGAAACGGAAATTCATGTCGGGGGTCTGTATCCCACTACCTGCATCCTCGATACGGCGCAGTCGCCAGTACACAAGCACATAGTACGGGGACCCCACGGTGCCTTGGTCTGGCACGGGCCATATCACGATCTTTGGAGCATCACGCTTGCGCTCAATCTTGACCTGTATGGGGCGACCTTGGGTCTGCTTGTTGGGTATGGAGGCGTAGGTAGATACGCTGATACGGGAGATCGTAATGTCTTGCTGGGTGCTGTAGCTGCCTTGGCCCGTACGGACAACGTGCTCTAACAGGTCAATAGTATCGGCAGGTAGGTCATACGTAGACTGCCCTTGGATGAGGTTGACATACCCCTCCTCGATGGTCCACATGTTAATGCCGCGGTTGGCCCACTCAATGGTTAGCAGGTTCATGGAGCGTCGAGCGGTACGTAGGTCATAGCCAGAACGCATCTCGCGCCCAGCTCGCTCCCACGCTTCCTCAGCGATCTCGGTGAACTCCATATTAAATACTGAGGTACCGGAAGTAGACATTACTTTTTAAGTCCTTTCAGCGTCTGCGCCAGTCGTGCCCGCTGCCCCATTTTACCGGGTTTCTTGGCAGCAGCAGCGAGCTTCTTGGCCGGAATAGGTTGGCCTTCTTTCGCATCCAGAGCCTTACGTAGGGCCCCGGGCTTCTTGATAGCTTTTTGAATCCAGTCTTTAGCCATTACCTGAACCTCGCCGTCTTCTTTGCAATACTCTTTGGTTGCGCTACAAACTGCTTCCCGGCCTTCTTGCCCGCCCGTTTCGCCCGCGTTGTAGCGGCGTACTCGGCAGAACTAAGGCTCTTAATTGCAGCTTTGGGCAAGTACCGTTCACCTGTTTGGCTAGACGGCTTGCCACTCTTAGTCTTCCAATCTTGCTTGCCCCAGTCTTTGAGGGACTTTTGGGGGGCTTTCAATCTTTGTATCCCCCACCTGCCGCCTTGTACTTCTTAGCAACAAGCTGCGCTTTCCGCGCCGACCATTTTCCTGCCCCGGTACCTTGGGTCTCCGCTGCTTTTACTTGCTCCACAATGTTTTTGCGGAGGGTGGGTTTCGTGTAGTTGCCCGCAGCGTTTACTTTGCCGCCCTCAGCGTACTGCGTGAAGTCGGTGTTATCACGGCGCTTCTTTACCTTTCCCTGTGGCATTTTGGACTTGTTGATTATGCCCATGCCACGGGAGGGTCTCATATCATTTTCCCGCGAGTTTTGCCTTTGACCGCACAACCATCAGCACGTTTGGAAGCGGAGCTAACTTTGCCGCCTTTGGCGTAGCCCTTGGTGTCCTGCCCGGCCTTCTTCATTTTGATAGCAATTTCGGGGCGAGTCATTTTACGCTTCGGCATAGGCTTAGCAGGTGGTGGGGTAGTAGCGATAGCACTCGGGTCAACGCCGGTGTCCATTGCATCTGCTTCTGGTATTGTTGGTGTGGGCATAACAAACTCCTCGCGCCCTAGGAGACGCAATAAAAAATGATATATCGACGCGCAGAGAGACGACATTAACAGGCCATCCCGCCCTTATTCATTGTAACCATTTTGCCCTTGGTTTTACCTTTCTTGGCAACGCCATCAGCACGCTTGGAAGCGGAACCTACGGAACCGCCTTTTGCGTACTTCTCAGTTTTACTGGCCATCTCTTTCTTCTCATGCTTAATCATGGACTTAGGAGCGCCCTTCTTCTGCATAAAACCTACTTCTTTCTTCATCATTGATTTAGATTCTTTCATAGTATCCTCAGCAGTTCCACGCCCGAAGGCTTTTGTTTATCCGACTGTTCGGGTCCTTGGCTGTCTCCGCACTGGTGAGCTTAGCCTTCATCCCCTTCATCCTAGCGCAAAACGAATTCTTGCGTTTCCCACCTTCCGGCTGGGGTTTCTTCAGCCCCGGTTTCCCCGGATTAGCTGCGTTGTACGAGGCGCGTCCCTTGGCATTCAAGCCGCCTTTCTCGGACTTACCTTCCTTACGTTGCCATGCAGGACTTTTAGCCATAAACCACCGTTATTGTTACTGATTAGCAACCACGTAAGCGCCATCTTCTAGTGGCTCATAACGTATATAGTGTCGCCATGTACCTGTAGTGGAACCAACGGCGATGGTTATCTTAACTGTTCCTGCTGGAACCCGTACACCGCGTGAGGCTGTGTTAAGCAGCACACCCGAGGCTCCCTGACCGGGGCTTTCGCCCAGTGCCGAAGCACTTACCAGCACCACGGCGTAGCCCGAAACAGTGCTAGCCAGTGTGGTTGACGCAGCGGATAGGTTGGTGGTCAGCGGACTCGCCGCAGCCGTAGTAAATTTCCACAACAGCGTAGAGGCTGTCGCGTTATTGGCTGTTACACACTCCGACACAAGGCTAACAATCTGTACGCTACCTGTAACGGTAAACAAGGTATCGTCAGTCACCATTACTTTAGCGCCAGTTTTTACCGTATGGTCGCTATCTGCGAGGCCCGCTGCTGGGTTGTTAATCACGACTGTCATAAGTTATGCCTTCATGTAAACAGTGACGGTGCCATTTGACGTAACCTGTGTGGTCCGCGCACGGTAGAACTCATACGCCGTTTGCGCATAAAAGGCATCCGAAGAGGGTGATGTTGTTAGAGCCAGTGTAATAGTCCCAAGTGTAATATAGTTAGTGCCATCATTGCTGACCTCAATAACTACGCTGGCTGTTCCTGTGGAGGAGGACATAACACCAACGGCTTGAAAACTTCTGTTAGCATAATAATTATTTGTTCCACGAATTTGAACCGCACTACCTGTAGTAGTAGTGGTGGTATTAAGCATCAATGTTGACATTGTCTTCCTCCGGTTCCGGTGCGTCCAGTCTCCCAATCATATTGCATTGCCATGTTCGATCTCCTAAAAGCAAGGGGGCCGAAACCCCCTCAAGCCGAATTAAGCAATACGGGTGAACGTGTACGCCGTGGCGCTGGAGAACATCAGTCTAAAACATGCTTGGCCGGTAACGCCTGACGGTACAGTCAAGAGACCCGCAGACGCGCTGACAGCCGCGGCCAGTGCAGACAAGATACCGTTTGTGGCTACAACAATAGTTATGGTCGAAGCGCCAGCGGTATTGTCTATGAACAAGTCAAGGATTGTCCCCTGAACAGCGCCGATAGCAGCGCCCAGCAACGTACCTGTAGGCAGCGTGATTGCGGTAGAGGAGGCGGAAGTAGACTTGATGTAGCCAGTTGCGACCTGAGCGGCGGTAGCCGTTGCAGTAGCATTAATAGATACGGGGGTGTGGGTTACGATGCCGACAGCAGTGCTGCCAGTTACGTTGCCAGTTACGTTGCCAGTCAGGGCACCGATGAAACCACCAGTGGAAGTAACGGGGCCGGAAAAAGTTGTTGAGCTCATAGGAGTGCCTCACATGCAAGTTGGGCGTATCTGTCTGCATGTCGTCAGCCGGGGCTGTCAGATACGCGGGTTATCCCGGTTGGGCATTGTATATCAGGTTGTGGGGGTTGGGTCAACATACTGAAAAACTAACCCAATAAATTTTCCTTTGGTGATGGGAGTACCCGCAAGCAACGCACGCCGAAGGGTTGGCATCGTCATTTTGTAATGCTGTAACGCGGCAGTGAGACTGATGAACTGGGTACCTGTAGTGGCCTCCAGCACCTGCTTGCTCATCTTAGCCTTGGACTCATTGGAGTGGTGCTTACCCAGCCAGTTCTGGTTACCCGTGTTCGCTATGGACAAGTTGCGGCGGTGGGCCTCGGTACGCTCAGCCTTACGTACCCCTCTTTGAGCATCCCCTATCTTCTTGCGTACCTCGGGACTTCGCGTCTGACCGTAACCGTAGTGGTCTACACCAGCATGTTTGCCCACCCGGTTTGCGGATATCAGGGCTCTAGCCCGCTCGTTATGTGTTCGCCCAGTACGGGGGTCAGATGTCATCCACTGCTGCTTAGCCGCGTCAGATAGGAGGGCTTTGGTCTCCAAAGATGTTGGCTTGCCGTATTTGGGATGAAGTGATCCGGTACGTCCACGCATGGGGGCCGCAACCCATTCCGCGAGGTTGTAGCACGCCGGGTCCCCAAGGTGCTTATGTAGCAGTGTCTGTTCAAAGTTTTCCATCGCCACAATAGATGCAAACTCTTCAAGCATTTCAAATCTAAACGCATCCTCCCCGTGTTTGCCCCACGAAGCCTGCAGCTTGGGGTTGGGGTGCGCCTGCCTACGTAGCTTGTTCTTGTGCGCCCGCCACCGTTCATACAGGTTACCGCTGCTACCTACATAGAAACCACCGGACACAACATTGCGAATTAGATATACCGCAATAATTCTTCGGGCCTTTGCCATATACGCCTCAGATATAAACTTCGGGATAGGTACTGTACCAAGTACAAGTCTTGTATACAAGTAATAAAAAAGGGCCCCGAAGGGCCCTAAATAATCACCTAAGTGATTGATTTACCTCAGCTTGCGCCGGGTGAACCGAAGATACCCAGAGGATCACTGACTCCGAAGCTGTAGCGTTCTCTTGCTTTGTAGCGGCTGTTACCAGTATCGAAATCGGCATCCATGGATGTAGACATCGGGGTACGGATAAAGTGCTTCAGGCCGTTTGGAACGTCGGTGGTCAAGAACCAAGCGTTGGTGTCAGTCAGATAATGGTTAATTGCGTAACCACCAGAGATTGAACCATTGTTTTTCAACGCGTTGATGTCGTTGTCAGCAGTGCCTACACGCAGCTCAGTTTCCAAGATGCGGGTAGCAACGAATTGCAGCGCAGGTGGGATGATGAGTTTGTTCGGCCTAGCTGCGATCAGCAGTCCACGTTCGTCAGTCCATGCAGCGATCTGGATCACGGCGGCTTCCAAAGAAGTCTCGTTCAAATCGGCAGGTGTGGCTGGTGTGTTGCTGTTAACGCCGCCGCTTACCAGTGGGTGAGTGGTAGAACAAAGTACTTGGCCATCACCGTAGGTTACGCCGGAAGCAAAGGCATTGTTCAAAATTGCAGCCGCCTTTATTTGTTTGGTGTAAGCCATGGCGCGAGCCAGTGCTTTGGTGTAACGAGCCGACAGGGAGTCGTACAGGTTATCTTCCATCGCTTCCTCGGTCAGCGCGAAACCCATAGCAATTGTTTCATGGGTGTAGCGAGCTGTCCAAGCTTCTTGTGCGTTGTCATAGCGCATTGCCGAGCCTTCGTTTTTGACGGGGGCAGAGCTAAAGCCTGACAACTTGGTTTCTTCTTCAAAAGAACGCTCGGAGGTTTCAGTATCGAAAATCTCTTTGTGCTCTTCGCCGTATTTTTTATACTCAAGACCAAACAGGGCGTTAAGGCCGGGAAGCAGTTCTTTGAGTAGTTGTGCGCGTGAAATAGCCATGATTCATTCTCCTTATAAGCCGGTGGACTGGTTGTAGGAATGCCCGCCAACTAGAACACTACTCGTGATATTCGGCGCATTGAACTTGACAATGGCTTCTGGGTAGTAAGTTGTGGAGCTAACTACGTAAGCAGTGTCCGGTACCACATCAATGATGCGGAGGGGCAGAGTAAGCGTAGTAGCGACAGACGACTGGTCAAGAGCAACTTGTGAACTCCCCGTAGCGGCAACACCAGCGTTCTGAACAAATGCGGCGTTAACCCCAATGTCAGAATACAAGATGCCCGCGATAACCGTGGTACTAGAAACGCAAGCAATCTGGAACAACTGATCTGGGTCGTCGCCTACAAAAGCGTTGATGAAGCCAGAAGTTACAGAAGTGCTAGCAGGGAAGTACTGGGCAAAAGTAAGTTGGTTGGTAGCCGTATTCACATACGAACAGCCAAGGAACACACCAGCAACACCTGTGTTGTGCACTGTAGTTGTACCCGTTTCTTTAGCAATAGTACCGTCTGAAAGA